TACTAGTAAGGTTGTTGCTGTCGGGAGAAACGGGGAGTTGGTAGCCAGCTCCTTGCATAATACCAGCAAGCGTTGCAGCGACGTCGGGGTCTCCGCCTGGGTCGACCATCTTAATCTCGACTGGGTTCCAAGAAACCTTGCCTGGGTAGTAATAAGTGTGGTTTAAGTACTCATGGGTAGCTTCGGCCAAAGTAAAAGTTGGCTTCTGCACTTCCTTAGCGTACCAAACCATTGGGCCGCCATTGTCGGTAGTGATACCGGTGATAGTAATATAAAATCTAAAATTTCTTTTTGGATCTTTAAGGACCTCTTCAGTGTTTTGAAAAGTAGTTGACCAGAATGGCATTGTGAGTGTTCTCCCTTTAATTTAACTAGTGTGGTTACTATTTTTAGTCGTCAAATGATGCGCCAGTATTAGCAATAATAAAGTCAATTGCGATGAATTCAATTGCTCTTGCTGGCTTAATCATAATCTTAGCATAAAGAATGTTCTGATCAATAAGATCAGGGGTTGTGGTTGTTTCGTCAAGAATCAAACGATACTCGGTGAGACCGTATCTGGTCTTAACGTTAGCCAAGAATGGCTCGATAAGTCCCTTGAAACGATCCCAAGTAGCCTGTACGTTCTGCTCAAACAAGATTTGTGTTGAGAGAACCGAGATTTGCTTCTTGAGGTAGATGACCAATCGACGGACATTGATTCTATCAAGTGCCGATTGTCTCATTTGAAGTGTTTTCTGTCCGAATACAACAATTCCGGTGGATGGGAAGGATGCAATCGGGTTAATATGTGCTTCGTAAAGTTGATCTCTTTCTTTCGAAGAGAGTCGTGTGGAAGCGTTGGTGACCGGAATACCCGCAGCACCGTCAGAAAGACCGCCGCGGTTGAACCCTGCAGGTGCAAACCAAACGTCAGATTTTGCCTGTGCGCTAGCAAAGACGCCCATCATAGCGACACTTGGTGGTACCCAGAGGGTTTGACCGCTTCTTCCGTCTCGGGTCTGTACCCAAGGATAGAAGGTACATGCGTACGAGTTATCAATTCTTCTGTTTCTCAGACTCGTAACCGTGCTCTTGACGTCTCTGTTGGCTCTTGCTGTTTTATCGGCAACGTAACTTTCTGCGAATGGAGTATAGACATCAGGCAGATCAATAAGTGCCAAGGCGTCTCTTCTTTCTTCACATAAGTCCATTTGATAAGTTGTTAGACCTTCTTTTGTGAGGCCAGGAACAGCCAGGATATTAAAATCTAACAGTTCAGGATCAGCAACTGTTTCGAGCGCTTGTCTATATGTATGGTACGTGTAACTTGTCTTAGCTTCAGCTCCAATCTGAGAGTTGGCCAGCGGATCAGGTTTTGTGATATCGAAGCCATCAGAGCCGCCGAAGAACGGAGCACAGAAGGCGTCGTATCCGAAATCTACCATAGTGCGGTAATCGTTACTAGCTGTGGCGGTGAGGCTTGTACCTGCTGCGCGGGAGCCGGAGATATATGAGAACGCGCCGGAACCAGACACGATATCGTCCATTGAGAAGACGTAAGAAAAGCCGTCGATTATGCGCGTGGCAGCTGCAGCGAGAGTCGCTTTACCCAAAGTAGATGGGTCATCGCCTTGGCCGGCAAACAGCATCCTATGCATGTCACCGAGCCCAGTTGCTGCTGATGTAGATCCAGCCGCCCTAGAAGATCTCATACCGAACACTACATCTGTTCTGTTGGTAACTTGTGCGTCTGTGTCTTTCGCGAGGAGGGGTGCAAACGGCATTTTGTAATTGGCCCTTATTCGGCCGGCTTCGCCGGCGCCACCAGTCAAAGCAAAGTCTGAGGTCTTGGCCTCGATTCCACCGCGAATAAACCCGGTATCACCAGTAAGAATAACACCAATGTTACATTGGACTATCTTTTCAGCCGCATCAGCACAAGAACTGGTGAGTGTAATATCTGGATACTTTGGAGGGCCGAAATAACCGAATGGTATAAATGATGGGTTCGTGGCTCCTGCCTCAACGTCATCGTTCAGTTCAACATATACGTACTTTGAGGAGTTCTCGTAGTTGCCATATCTGCGTAATCTCTGGTTCTGCTCATCCCATTTGTAGTATACATCGCCGATCATTTTTGAAATGAAGTTCGGTGATGTGGGGTCCAAATTAAGATTATCGAATCTTTCTAAGACCTGCTGGTTAGCGTCAGTATCGTGCAGTGCTCGAATCACAATCGAGAAAGAGCCGTATTTTTCATCAAGAGAAGCCGGGGCCTTGATCCTGTCAATTTGCACTTTTGCGTTCTTGTGAAGCCAAGCGCCATGGCCGCGGCCTTTAAGGCGGAAGAGCTTTTGCTGAGCCTGCGGAGAGTAGACTCCTGCGGGACCAACATCTTGCGAGATGAACCAGCCGGCTTTAGCTTCGGTTGAAGGAGTTCCCTTCATATTCATTGGGCCGGCTGTCGGTGCAGACTTAGATCCTGAACCCATAGGAAGCATAATACCGATCATAGTATCAGTAGGCTCACCAATGGTGTCCCTGACAAAGACTTCGTATGACTCACCAAGCCAGTAGTTCTTTTCAGCTGTTGCTGGATAGAAGGCTCCAGAAGATATAAGCGTCGGGTTTGTGCTGATTTTCTTACGCACGAAATTTTGGCTACTGTCGTTCATATTAATCGAGAAGTTCTCTTCGGCTGTTCCGTGCTTGTATTGAAGTTTGAAGTTACCGTTAGAATCAGATCTAATGTAAGCTCCCAGGGAAGCTGTGGCTTGGAAAACTTTACCACCTTCTTCTGTACCCATAATACCTCCACTAAGAAGCATTGTGCCCTTGTCAGCGTAGAATACAGCTGCAAGCGCGAATGAGCCGGTTGTTCCCTCACCCGAGCCAGGTGTGGTCATTGAGGAGGATTTGGCCATAAAGAGACCGTATGCTCCGCCACCACCGCCGGCAGCGACGTCAGTAGCTATCGAAGGGCTTCCGTTCGTTTTCCAACCTGCGGAAGCGCCATCAGCAGCGGTCTTATTAACTGACTGCTGACCTAACAGGCGCATGAATGTAATCGGCGCAACTTGGGCGTTGAGGAACGCTTTTGCAGCGTAAGTTGCGTACATTGGAGACTGATTGTTACCATCTCGGTAAACATCACCACCGCCCTTTCCGGGTACTGTTTCACCGAACTGATCGACGAAATCACGGTAATTTTCTACCTTAACTGGCGTCATGGCCAAACCTTTCTGCGAACGGCCGATGATCACGGGCCCAATTAGTGGGGGTGTCGGCGCCAGAAACGAGTTGTCGATTTCATTGATGAAAACGCCGGGGGATACGAATTTAAAGTTTTTAACTGACATTTAGCAAATTCCTCTGTTTGGTTATAATTGCTCTTCGAATTATAAGCTAATCATCAGTAAATAGTTGACGCATTTTCAAAAGTCTCGCGAGAATACAATAAAATCGGAGGTTTCAGGAACTATTCTATAAAAAAGCCAGATTCTCCAGGAAGTGGCACACTTTCCCTTGGAAATGTTAGCTCAACTGTGTTTTCATCTATTCTTACTATTTTGCGATCATCGTTTGTACCTTCGCCAATTAAATAGCCCAATACTTTTATGTTTATGTCTGAGCTGAACATGCGGACATCTTCATTTAAAGATGCTACATTGTCGTTTGACGAGAAGTTCTGATCGATGAATGCTTCGTAGAGGTGCCCGTTGCGCCTCATTACAAAAGAGTTTATCTGACCTGTTCTTGTGATGAATGGAGCAATCAATTCATTCATCTGTTGCTGGTATTCAGTCTTAATCGTGATTTTGTAGTCAAGGGTCACGTAGACCGGAATTGGAATAGACAAGGTCTGAATTACAATTTTCTTATTAATTCTCGGGAAATGTCTTTGAAGCTTCGCAGTCGTGTTTGTTCTTGTTCCTGAAGCTACTGCGAAGTTTCTTGTCTTGTCTTTTACGATCCTTCTAGCTAAAGTGAGGCGGCCGGACCTTCCGTTTCTTTTATCAGAATAGATATGGGCCTGATAGGCGCCTTTCCGGTTCGGATCTTTTGTTATTCCGGTTCGTTGTACACTTATAAGAGGTAGTTTTAACGCACCGGTCTGATCTCTAAGATCCTTATCGTTTTTAACCTGAAACGCTCTTTCTGGAGTTTGCCATAGAACATCCACTCTTTTGCGGCCTTCGTTTGTGGTAGCAAAGAGATCCAAATCTTTCTTTAGCCAAGATGTAGTTGCGTAATCGATATTCTCGATTGTCGATTCAAGCATACCGATCTCTTTCAAGCCTATTGAGCCAGAATTTGGTAAATCAGGCAATTGTGCAAAATCAAAATTATTAGGAAGCATCGAAAAGACCCTTTCTCGCCTTCTTAGCAGTGGCAACAACTTCAAAAGTTTGGTCGACCTGCCCAAACAGCTTACGAGGTCGCGAGAGTTTAGTAAGCTCATAATAATTATCGCCGTATAAAATAAAGTCGCCTTCTCTCACAAATAGATTCTGGTCCTCGTTGAGTCGGCGCTTATGGAACTTAACGGTTATGATAGAATCGGCATCTACACCCACTCCCTCTAAATAACTCGTAGATTCCTGGTCAAACTCAACCAAAACGTAGATCCTAACTGGAGACAGGAACGTTTTTTCGACTGCTTCGCCATATAGATCATGAAAATTGGTTGTCTCAAGGTCAATCGCATAATAAAGTATTGCCTGGCCAATGATGTTCTCAATTAGCTCATCGTTTACTTGTTTTACTAGATCTCGCTCTTTCTTACCAAGGAAGAGCGGTGGGGGCGGCTGATCTGGTCTTTTCCATTCTTCTGACATCTAAGTTATCCTACAAAAATTGGTAACGGTGAGAACGCAAAGGTTTTTGCAGTTGCATCAGCTTTTTCAGCGTCATTTTTGACGAGTTCTTTATATTCAGTTGAAGCCAACAGTTCAGCAAGGCTAGCCTTCAGCTCTTGTTGCTCTGATTTAGCCTGAGACAGCAGCTCAGAGTGATTGAGGGTCACTGACTCACCTGGAATCGGGATCGAAGTGAACTTGCCACGAATTTGACCTAACATTTCTTTACACAGAGCCAGCGAATATTTTCTAATCCACTGCTTACCCATCGAATTGATGTTTTTGTAAGGGATATTCTCATATGGCAGTGTGTTCATATTGTTCACTCCGAGTGTTCCATCATCATAATCAGAATTTTCGCTTGTAGAGTCTTGTTTAATATAGAAGTTAAACCACAATTTGTCAAGGCCACCACCGAACGATTGTGGGGCTGGAAACAGTCTTAGTTTGTTGTTTCTAATCTCATAGGAAAAGTGAGAGGTGCGAGTAAAAATTGAATCTTCATACATGATCGCTTGCATTTTGTTCTGCCAAGTCGGAATCATCTCAAATGTAGAGTCGTCGGCGAACTGGCCGTACGTACTCATATTGCCCACTACGTTGATGCCACCATAATATCCATAAAAACGCCACATTGCTCTTGGTGTCTTGTAGTATACCTTGGTGACAAAAATTCTTTTGTTGTTGACAGAGCCAGAAAACGGTACGCTTCCGGATGTGCTGGCGTCATTGACTATACTCTGCAAATCATAGTCTTGTTGGCCAGTATTCGGCTTGAATGAGCCAGAATAAATTGGATGAGTACCACCGTAACCAGTTTGTGAAATGAGGCCATCCCCGACTCTCTGTGCGTAACTGGCTTGAAACCTGGGAACTCTAAGGTTGGAGCCAGTAGGTCTTACTGACCCGATCATCTCTCCCTTGTGGTTGAAGGTACCGGTGACATCACCCAGTGAATCGCCTAACGCATTTTTACCTTGATGTAGGTTTACGATATAAGAGTATTCCAGTACTGCTTCTTCATAAGCTGAGTAAACATTTGCCGGGGTTAACTCAATGTCTACTACATCCCCACCTAGCTTCTTATAAACATAAGCAACCTGTGAGGCCGCTCCAGAGATAAACTCTGCAGAACCCGTATACATTCCGAAAGGTACGGCTATCGCTACACTGTTTGTCGAGCCGGTTGATGTTAGGATCACCGCACTCGTAGTTGACTTAGGTTTAAGGTTTGTTGGCATTAATAGTCCCTCTATAATCTAAGTAGTAAAATTCACAACAAAACCCCCTGCGAATACAGGGGGTATGTTAATATCAAATATAATTTATTAGTAAATCCTAATCTTTCATTGATTTTGGTGCTGTTTTGGCGACTGTTTTAGGGGCTGCTTTAGGGGCTGCTTTGGGAAGCGCTTTTTTAGCAGGAGCCGCTGGAGCGGAAGCCGCAGTGGCAATTTGTTGCCTAATTTCTTGACTATATGTTGAGTTTGACATTCGTTTATCTCCTTAATAATTAATAGAACGTGGTGTAATAAATAGTTCGCTTAAAAGAAAACCCCTTTCCAAAAATGGAAAGGGGAGTTCTGCATAATCCAGGATCTAATAATTTAGAATCCCTGGACTTCAGCGCCGATAAACTCAATTAAGAATTTTCCGCTAGTGTAGTTAGTTGCAACGCCGGCTTTGTTGGCGCCCGAAACGAGATAAATTCTATCTCCATCGGGTACGGCAGTACCAACAGTTATAACACCGTCATGGTCATTACTACCATCAGGGCCATTACCAATAGCCTTACCAGCAGCCCAATTTCCCTTCGGATTACAAAGGTCTTTGATGTTGTCGTCCGCAACACCTGAAGCGTCTGAAAGTGTGTTAATTCCAGTATCGGCAATCAAGGCGATATCGAGAATCGCGTTTGCTCCGCCGGCGGGCACTTCAAGGCAGTGCATTGTGACACTTCTGAATGCGCCGTGGACATCATCTTCCCACAACATAAGTGATGCGTTTACTGCGGTGGTGGTATCGCATGCAGTACCAGTACCAATAACATCGCGATCAGTTGATGGACCCCAGACTGCGGTGCCGCCCTTACCAGAGCCATCGGTTTGAAGATCGACAAAGATCTGTGTATAAATGAGGCCGCCTCTTTTGATCATTTTGTGACTCTTGATAGCCGCGGCTATTCCATCACCAGCCTGATAACTGCTGTCGGTTTGCGTTGAACCTGCTTTTAACAAAGCGTTGAGGCGCTGAACGCCTAATCTTCTACTTCCCATAATATTTTCTCCTTATAATTTAATATTATTGCAATAACTTGTTTTAATCAATGATCTTATACCAGCCACTTCGGTATAAAATCTTTCTAGGGCAGTGGCCTCGCCCAAGGAGAATAAGTCCAAGTTATAATAAATAGTTTATACAAAGTCAAAATCTCAAAAATTTACCGGCGAAAAAATTGCTCACAACAGTGTTCTTAAATTTTAACCTTTAAAAGAAAAAAGCCCCCTTGCAAAACAAGGGGGCTTCTCAATTACTTAGTTAAGTCTCAGCTAGAGCCTGACTCACCCAAGAGGCCGCGTACAATAACCAGTCCGTACATATCTGGACGAACCATCTTCTTCGCGTAACGAGTCATCACGCCCTTGCGAGGCACGAAGTCTTCTGGTCCGAAGATTGTAGGTGTGGTTTGCAGTGGCACGTATGGTGCGTACACGTATCCGCTTTCAAGGAAAGAGGAGCCGCGACGGCCGATAAGGCACACATTGCGCAGGAAGTATGGATCAACGATAACGTCGAACTTCTTGCTCAGCGAACCAACTTGAACTGCACCGATAGAGCCGTTCTCGTCGTCATGAGTGACGGAAGCACGGAATCCAGCAGTGAACTCAAGGATGTTGGCAACTTCAGGTCCGCAGACGACGAAGTTAGCACCACCACGTAGAGTCTTGCGGTGAATCTGTGCGGAGACATCATTGATTGTCTCAACGAGAGTCTCGTACCACTCGGAGACGGTGCCGGTGAAGTCAGGAGCCGCAGAAGCAGCGCCTAGCTCGTTACCGTTAACGTCAACGAAGAGACCGGGAGCGCGTGACCAGTAGCGTGTGGCGGCGGTAGCGCCGTTCACGAGGTCAGCGAGGATCTCACGGTCAATCTCAAGAGCAATCTGCTCGGAGAGAATTGAGGTAAGCTCAACCTCGGCATCCAAGTTGTGGTATGCGTTGAGGTCCTGACCAAGCTCTGGG